AAGTCCGACCACTTCCGGTCGGCGTATTCTCTACTCTGTCGCCTCAATTCTAACATATAACCTCGAATCTCTTGCAACGCGTCGTTTGCTTCGTTCTTCGCTTGATTAGCACTGCTGGTCAAATCTCCCGCTTGTCGTAGTAACTGCCTCCCAAGCTCATTCCACTTACGTGGGTTACTCATTACCTTGTCAATCAAACTCGGGTCGCTCATGAACTGGCCAACTTCCTTCTTCAGCCACTGAAGACCATCTCTCGCTAGGCTTCCTAACTCGCTAGCTCCTCCCAAAGCGTCACCCTTTGCCAATGTCAGCTTTTCCTCAGCTTTCATATTCTTTATCTGCTGAGCCGCTGCTCTTAACTGTATACCTGTATTAACCGCTCTGTCTCCAACGTCTGGACTATACTCTGGCATCATTTGCGCCGTTGACCCCGCAGGGGTACTCGCGCTATTTCCCAATGCCAATATTCTATTAAGTCCTGCTGCTTCTAAATCCTTCGCGCTTCGCTGGTATGCGGTATTACTCATTCTCTCTTGAAAAGCTCGGTTCTCTCTAGCAATCCTTTCGTTGCTTCTGTTAGCTTCTCTTACACTGCTGGCTGCCTTGCTGCTGCCAAAAACGCTGCTTAAAACGCCAGCGCCTTGCAGCAACCCACTTCCTGTCAATCCGAAGGGTAACGGCATCTTACAACCTCATTAGACCGGGTATACCCTGAACTGGTAACGGTCTTGTGTGCAGGTAACTAAGGTATCCGTCCGCGATGAAATGCGGCTCTGTTGTTACTGCTATATTTCTGTCAAACGGAGGGTCCTCTTCAATAAACGTGTCATTTAAAACAGGCCTCGTCGCAAAGTCTTGCGAACAGTGCCACGCGTCCAAACTGGAGGTCGCGTCGCTTCTAAACAAACCTGTAATCTGACTCTGTTTAAATCTGTATTCGTCGTACCTTCCGACGTAACCAAACACGTCATCGTCTGCTGCACTATCGTCAAAATAAATTTCTTTGCTCAATACTGCTTGTTCACCAATAAATGCAAAACTAGGGAACGCAAAGTCTAATCGCGTTTGTCTGCTCCAATGCCTTTCAATGCCTTTCTGGTATGTCAAATCCGCTCGTGCACTCATTAACCCGATAACATATCCGTGCTCTTCGAAACTCTTAACAAATCCGTCGCCTTGAACCAACGTCGTACCAACCCCCGTCAGTCCGCCCTGTGGTTGCGTTCCGTCTGCACTGGTATTCGCTACTGGCTGTATTCCTAACGGCGTGCTGCCTCCGCCCAAATATTCGGGGCGCTGCAATCTCGCGTCGCTGCTGGTAACTCCAAAATGATTAAAGTTAATCTCGGTGTATCTCGTGCCTCCTCGTGCGTCGATCTCTAAAAACTGCTGAGTTGCAAAAGCCAACCTTAAATCGTTAATCGTCGCTGCGGTAGCGGCTGTCAAATCTGCATATAAGGGCTCTGCCGTACCGATCGTCGATACTGTATCGACAGTAACAACAGCTGGAACTGGACTAGGCGTAAATAGCCGTCGCTCTTCAGCTTCCGGCACGCTCTCAACGGTAACCCCATCTCCTCCGTCTGCCAACGTGGCAATCGGTGCAGATGTCCCCAAAGGAAGACTAACCGGATCACTACCCTTCTGCGGCCACGGTAACGCACTCGTAAAGTAGTCAAAACGCTTTCCTCGCTTGTATGGCGTAACATAACTGCCAATGCTCTCGGGCCCATCTCCTGTGTCTATAACAATAGATTGTTGTAAATTCTCGTCTCTGAACCATTCGTTCCAAATTAGGGCTAAGCTCCTGAAAGGTAATATAGAAACTTCGCTATAGGCTCCCACATTAATGGGTAGTCCCATGTAATCGCCAATCGTTCCTGTAGTAACAGAGGAACCGCTACTCGAAGTCGGAATCGTAAAATCTATGCTGTCTCCCGGATTGGCCTGTTCTCCCATAAACCTCTGCCAATTGTCCCAGACTAACCTCATAGGCACGAAGAAAAAAAACGTCTCAATCTTAATGTTATCCATTAAAGGATGTAACGGCGTCGCAAAACGCGCGAAAATATTCGCTCTACAATTCACCGTGTCTCCTGGTAAAATATCGTCTAGCAGAAATGGTATTAAATAACCTCCGTCAAATGTCGTCTTAAACCCGTGACTCCTGTTAAACTTGGCTCGCGGAGCCTTGACTCTCGCGACTTCCCCAAAATCGTGCATCATTACACTCTTCTGCTTACCTCGTGCCATTACTCTATCTCCTTAAAATGCCACTTATTAAAAGGACGCCACCCTAATATTAGGATGCCGTCCATGTCTTCTCTATACCAGACTACGCGACTGCAACCGACGTTCCTGAAATAACGCTCACTGGCTCTTCTTCTGCGGTAGTCTTTCCCGTCAACTCGTCCCACTCCCCTGTCTTGTATAATATGTAATCCTCCGGTTGTTGTCCTACAGGATGATCGGGGTCGTTGCATAGCTTCGTAAACTCTCTAACGCCTTCTCCTTCGGCTCTTACAAACCAAGGTTGCGTAAATGCTTCGGCTTTCACATCCCGTACTGTCATCATTATTTTCTTACTCATTATACTACCTCCTCAGATAGTTCTATTTAATAACGCAACATGCGCTTTTTTCACTTTTTCGCGGGCGGTTCGCCTAAGCAATGTCTCGTCCGCCGCTCTTTCATCTGCCTTATTTCTTCTTCTTCTTTTAAGATCCTCGTAAGCCTGAGGGTTCTCTCTCTCCAATAACTTGTCGTAGTATCTGGGAGGCTTACACTCGTGTCCATTAATAACGCACGAATCCCAGTCCACAATCTCCTCTCTATAGAACTCATAATGCTTTGCTCCTATTCCCGGTTTCAAACTCATTAACGCGAACTCCGGTTCTACTTCTACCATTCGGCCGTCAGGCAATATCCGCGTATAATGTTCCATCGATTTTTCTCCGGTAACTTTCTTCGTACAATATCTAGCGGTGTACGCCGCCGTTTCAAAATTTAATTCTCCAATCTCTACCCGGCCCATTCCCCAACGTTCTCGTAGATGGTCTGAATCATAAACATCAAATCCTCCTTCGGAATGCCCAATGCAATACTTATCACGAAAATCATAACCAAACAAACAAATATGATAATGCGGGCGCTGGCCTTCGCCTTCACCATATTCGCCAGCACCATAGAAACGAATTTGTCTTTCATCCTCTGTTCTCCTTAGTCCACGTATAAAATCTTGCATGTGGCTCTTAACCAAACTCGGTCCATACGGTAAATGCTCGTCATCGTATGTTAACGTAACCCAACAATTCTCTTCGTGTCCCTTCATCTCGTGGACGCATCTTAACGCCACTTGTCTACTGTATTCTAACTTGCAGCCGATACACCGACCACAGGGAACTTTAAACATCTCCCCCATAGCCGGTGAATCAAACCGCATCTTACCCTTTCGGTCCTTCCAACATCCTAACGGCTTGTAGCACGGCATTATAGGCGATATCCGCCCCGGCTCCTTTGTGGCCGGTTGAACTTATGACGTCGTCCCGCCGTCTTTCCAAAACCTTTATTGCTTGCTCTCTTTCCTCGTCCCTTCATTTCGTCTGCTCCTGTGTCTAAATACTCTGCCGCAACATGTCGGCCTTCCTTTCGAGCTGATGAACGCTCGGCATCCTGAACAAAACCAATTACGTCTCCGGTTCTTCGACTTCATAGGCAAATCCGCATAATTGGGCGTAATTCCGACTATTCGCGCTAATATCCTGCGGCGCGCTCGTCAAGTCCACAAAAGACGAATCCCCATCAATCCCACAGCGCAAAGTAGTAACGCTACAACCAGTAACCAACCCCAAAAACGCAAGGACCAATATAGTCCATATAAAAACTTTAATAGCATTCATTTCAACCTCGCAATCGCTTTGTTAATCTCGTCGGCGTCTAAATCTACTTGTACACCAATGCGGAACTTCTTCAAGTCTACGCCCTTTTTCCTCATAACACCAGCTACTCTACTAGCCTCTGCGTTCGTTAGTTTGTATTTCTTAGCAATATCAGACACTTGCGTACCTCTTTGCCAATCTATAGCAAACTGCTTAAAATCGATCTTATTCTGTAACATAGTCGTCTCCTCTAATGAATACTCATTATAATACACCATCTAACCCGTGTCAAACGGTCTTCCGGCTCGGCCGGGCACACGTCCATTCTCTCGTTCTAAGTGTGCCAGGTGGTCCCAACCCACCTGAACCCAAAAAAAAGGGCCCAGCGGGCCCTTAAAATCGATCTACGATCGCAACCTAGAGGAGGTCTACTCCACTTTAGCAGCATCGCCAGCCGGAGGCTCGACTTTCGGCTTCGGGGGATCCTTCGGGTTCACCTTCGGCTTGGGCGGCTCCGCCGCCTTCAACAGCTCTACCAACTCCACGTCGCCCTTCTCTGATCTTACAAAATCGGCAAACACTGTTGGGTCATTGTCGTACGCTGCTCGCACCTTGGACGGTAATTTCATAAATCGCGCCTCGGTGTCGGCTATAACATCTAGCGTCTCTTTGTAATCCATACTAGGGACGTCTATCGTCCCAACTTGTTCTAACCATTTAGCGTTATCTTCTAACCAGTCTTTTGCTTGTACACTCGTTGCTCGTCTCAAGATCGTGCCAATGTCTTGCTCTTTCTTAAATTCCTGCTTCGTCTTACTCGGATGGAAAACTAGTTCGCCATCCTCGTTAACT